TCCGCATAAATAATAAGAGCGAGACCACACAGCAGCTCTAGGAGACCAAAAAATGAAGAAAATCACGTACATCTTCCCTCTGATCTTGGCGCTCGCCCTTGCCGGCTGTTCGGCAGCGGGCGACTACATCGGCACGGAACGCGGTATCGACACCGAGTTCAATGGTGTGATGTACGACATGAAAGGGCTAAGCACCACCTACAAGCACAACACGGAGTCGCCATTGGGCACTCTGAGCGTGCGTCCCGATGGCTCCATGACCATGACCGGCCCCGCCGTCGAGGTCTGGGTACAGGCGTGGACGTGCGACAGAAATCCTGCCTTGTGCTTCTGATGGACGGAAAACCAGGTTTCTGAAACCACCTGAAGCTTGAACAGGGATCCTCATATTCAAGCATACTCCAACGGAGGTAGAACCCGATGGACAAGACCGTAGCCAAAGAAGTCGTAGACGTACTGATCCGCAAGGCCGAACGAGCGCATGATTCCGTCGACGCCATCAGACTTTCCCAGTCTGCCGTGAATGTGGCGAACGCCTACTGCTCCCTTGCCAGGATAAATCACGACTGATACAACACCCTATGCCTTGAAACCGGGTCGTCCGCAGGAATGCGGGCGACCTTTTCATTGACAGAGAGACCCATCCCAAATACTTAGGGATTGAACTCAACCAACAGAGCACAGGATCAACCATGGCGGATCACGGACATCACAAGGACTCTGAGCCCTCTATAGTGGAAGATCCCAACAAGCTCGATACTGTCGAGTCTGATAAATTGACGGATTGGGAGTATGAGCCGCCGATCTCAGTTCTGAAGGAAGATCTTGAGTACGCTCGTCAAGACAACACAGATCAGGCCCTCAACGTCAAAGGCTGGTTGGACCTCCGGAACACCACCGGGTCCGAGACTGGTCGCAGGACTAAGGTTGCCGGCCGATCAAACGTACAGCCCAAGCTGATCCGCAAGCACAACGAGTGGCGGTATCCGGCTCTGAGTGAGCCGTTCCTGAATACCGATCGCATGTTCCAGATCAAGCCCCGCACCGGCAATGACAAGCCTGCGTCCAAGCAGAATGAGACGCTCCTGAACTGGCAGTTTGACACCAAGTTGCACAAGGTATCGTTCATCGACAAATACGTCCGGAAGACCGTTGATGAGGGTACAACCATTGTTCGCGTTGGCTGGGAACGCAAGACCGAGAAGGTCATGGTGGACAAGCCGGTCTATGAGTATTTCGCTATCGAGAGCGAAGAGGAAATGCAGGTTTTGGCCGCGGCCACCCAGGCTTTTCAGGATGATCCAGAGGGTTTCGATAAGGATCCCAATATCCCTGATAGTCTGAGGGCATCTGTGGAGTATGGTGTCGACAACAAGGTCGCAGTACGAGCTGAGGAAGTCGGTACCGAGAAGGTCCAGGAGACCAAGGTCACCTACAACCAGCCCTCCTTGTCGATCGTCGACGTGACCAATTTCTTCATTGAGCCCACTCCGCATGGGGATTGGACCGAAGCCAAGTTCATGATCCATACCTACGAGAGCACTCAGTCGGAGATGCGGAAGAAGAGGATCTACAAGAACCTGGACAAGGTGAACTGGGAAAATGCCCGGGTCGTCTCCAATCTAGGTACGCAGGATCATGCATCCAGAACCCCCCAGGTGGATGCACGGACCACCACCAAGAAGTCATCCATCCTAGTTTACGAGTATTGGGGTGAGTGTGATATCCATCAAGATGGTGTCATGGTTCCCATCATGGTCACGTTCGTCGATGATACCGTCGTCCAGATGGTCGAGAACCCGTTCCCAGACAGGCGCCCTCCTTTCGTCTTGGTTCCTTATATGCCCATCGATGGCTCCGCTTTCGGTGAGGCCGATGCCAGTCTCCTCCAGGATAACCAGCGTGTGCTGGGTGCGGTGACCCGCGGTATGGTGGATCTGCTCGGCCGATCGGCGAATGCTCAGACCGGCTATGGCAAGGGTATGCTGGATCCAGTCAACCAGAAGCGTTTCACGGCTGGACAGGACTTCGAGTTCAACCCGAACAAAGACCCCAAGGTGAATATCCAGCAGATGGTGTATCCGGAGATCCCCGCTTCGGCTCTCCAGATGTCGCAGCTCCAGAACGCTGAGGCCGAGGGCCTCTCTGGGGTCAAGAGCTTCTCTGCCGGCATCACTGGTGAGTCGTTCGGTAAGGTTGCCCGTGGTATCTCTGGCGCCCTGGATGCTGCTGCCCAACGTGAGATGAGTATTCTCCGTAGGCTGTCGGCCGGCATGGTCATGATTGGCCGCAAGATCACCTCCATGAATGCCCAATTCCTCACTGAGGAAGAGATCATTCGTGTAACGGATGAAGAGTTCGTTGTCGTAAAGCGTTCCGATTTGGCTGGTGAATTCGATCTGATCATCGATATCTCCACCGCTTCGGTCGATGAGGCGAAATCCAATGACCTTGGTTTCATGTTGCAGACGATCGGCCCCGAGATGGATCCCGGTCTGTCTGCCATTATCTTGGGTGAGATCGCCGATCTGAAGCGTATGCCGGATCTGGCTGATCGTATCCGGAACTATGTGCCTGAGCCCGATCCACTGGAGGAGAAGCTCAAGCAGCTTCAGATTGCCAAGATCGAAGGCGAGATTGCTCTGGAAGATGCCAAGACCATGAAGACCCAGGCCGAGGCCGAGAACATCGCTCTGGACACGGAGATGGATGCAGATGGCACCACTCATGAGCGTGGGGTCGAAGCCATGGGTGCTCAGGCAAAGGGTAATGCGGATCTGGAAGTGACCAAGGCTCTACTGGCCGGTGAAACTGCTTCAGGCAATATCGAAGCCGGTGTCGGTTTCAACGAGATCACGGAAGCTGCCAATCGGCGTCGTTCTGCGAGCAAGAAACCGGCCGCGGTACCTCAGGAAAAGTTCCCAGGTCCGGTTCCTCAAGATCCCTCAGTGATCCCCCCACTTGACCAGGGGGTTGCTATTGACCCCAATCTAGGGCAAGTAGCTCCCTAACGACTATCTGAACCCCAACCACGAGGAGTAAAGTGGCAATGGAAATTTATGACCCCACAGCACAAGAAGCCGAAGAAGACCAGCCGACCGAGTTGACGATTGACGAGTTCGATGAGTACAAGGCGCAATGCGTGTTCCTCATCGCTCAGGCCAAGGCGGCTGCCAATCTGTCCCTGGATGCGAACTTCAAGCAGATCATCATGCAGAGCTACTTCTCCGACGAACCCAAGCGTTTGGGTTGTCTGATGGCATCTGGCCGTCTGACCCCCAAGGGTTTCGACGAGGCGTCCTACGATCTGAGATCGATCGGCCATCTCCGTAAATACCTCCAGGACTTCATCGAGAAGGGCAACATCGCGGCCAATGAGCTTGAGGCTCTTGAGATCGCCCGTGCCGAGTCGGTGGCGTCATGAGCAAGGATGACGTGAAGAAGGATGAGCCCATCGACCTGGAAACCATGTCTGATGAGGATTTCCTGAAACTCGACGAACCCCCCGAGGTCGTCGAAACAACCGAGGAGACACCCAATGAAGGTGATGATGCTGAAGCTGCTGCTAAACTTGCTGCCGACGCCGCGAGTGCAGATGTTTCTGGTGGAGTGGATCGAGGAAGCGATAATGAAGGCGGCGGAGAAGGCGCTGGTGAAGGTGGCGGAGACGAGGGTGGAGATAAAGGCGAAGCTGGAGATACTTCAGGCGGTGACGAAGAAGGCGCCCTAAGCGACGAAGAGATCGCTGCCCGCGATGCCATGTCTCCCGAGGAGAAGGCTGCGGCTGAGACCAAAGCCGCCGAGGAAGCTGAGGCTGCCAAGACCAAGAGCGTCAACGACGACAAGGAGACCCTGAAGCTCAAGGAGGACGCCAAAGCCAAGGAAGGCGAGGAGACCCCCGAAGTCAAGTCCGCTCGTGAAGCTCAGGAATTGGCTGCGGCTCAGGAGAGTGCCACGGCATTCTTCGATAAGGTCTCTGCTCCGTTCAAGGCCGATGGCAAGGACGTTCAGGTCCGAACCGCCGAGGAGGCTATCAAGCTCATGCAGATGGGGGTGAACTACTCCCGTCGTATGAAGGAGATGAAACCCCTGCGGGAAACTCATGCCATGTTGGAGACTCATGGTCTGAATGACCCGCAGAAGTTGAATGAGCTGATCGATTTATCCAAGGGCGGTGTGCCGGCGCTTCAGAAGCATCTGAAGAAGCACAGTATTGATCCCTTGGATTTGGATCCCACTAAAGGTGAGGCTCATACCACCCCCAATTATCGAGCCGATCC